TGAAGGTTTTATGAAACTAGTAAAGAAGGACGGCAAAGGATATTATACAGTTAAAAATTTTGGTCATGGAGGCGCAGTAGATGACCATATGTATAGAAACCAATCTAAAGAAACTTTAGGACAAAAAGCTATAAGAATTGGAAAAGCAGCATTAGAAAATACTTTGGGAAAAGGTATAGATAAAATGGCTGATGCTTTTAATACTCCGTCACATTCTATGGCAGACCCTGTAGGCTATGAAATGTCAATGAAACGAAAAGCACAACAAGAAGAAATGGAAAGAGAAGCAAGAGCTGAAGCTGAATTAAATGCAAGAGCTAGAGCAAATCCTTCTTCTTTGTTAGACACTAAACAATAATTTTAACTAACTAACTACAAAACACCGAGACGTATTTTCGCGAAATACAATTCGACTTTGTAGCGACAACCCCAGAGCTACCTTAATTGCACTCTGGATTTTTACAACCCCGAAAGCTACCCAGCATTGTGCTGGCACTTAATGGAGGTCAAGATGGCAAAAGCAGAAGAAAAGCAAGAAGAAGTACAAGCAACACCAAATCCTTATAACAAAAATAAGAAGTGGGATAACAGTAATCCAAAATCCGATACCGGGTTTCAGAGCGCTGATGACTCATTGGCATATGTAGCAGACAAGAGAGAAGCAGTTATCTCAAGTGGCGCGCCTATATTAGAGAAAGAAGAGGAAGCCAAGATAATTGAAGAAGCTCAAGAAACTACAAGTGACGATTCTTTACCAGATGAGAAGACCGAAAAATATAAAAAGGTTGACTTTAAAAAGCGTTATGATGATTTAAAGAAACACTATGATAGAAAATTAGGCGATTGGAAATCTAAAGAGCAAGCTTTAAAAGCAGAAATGCTCGCTGGACGTACAACCTATGTAGCTCCTAAAACCCCAGAAGAACTGGCTACTTTTAAAGAGGACTATCCTGACGTGTTCGATGTAGTAGAAACAGTAGCTCATATGAGAGCAGAGGAACAACTAGCAACTTTAAAGGAGCAAGTTTCTCAGCTGTCAGAAAAAGAGTCAATAAGTAATAGACGAGCGGCTGAACAAGAGTTATTAAATGTTCATCCGGACTTTAGAGAAATCAGAGATTCAGAAGATTTTCATGATTGGGCTAGAGTACAACCTGAAGCAATCCAAGATTGGATTTATAAAAACACAGGTGACGCGTCTCTTGCAGGACGAGCTATTGAATTATACAAACTCGATGCTGGTATAACTAATAAACCTACTGAAGCCAAGCCAAAAATAAAGAGTCCAGAAGTTGACTCTAGAGGAAGCGCTGCTGATGCAGTGTCGGTTAAAGCTAAAACGCAAGACCCGACTCCTCAAGAGAAAACATGGACTACCTCAGAGATTGCTAATCTTTCTATAGACCAATATGAGAAGTTTCAACCTCAGATTGACGAAGCTTTTAAGGAAGGTCGAATAGTAAATGGTTAGCTTTATTAAGTAAACCAACAAAAGGTTTTCACGCATTAACAAAATAATGTTTGTTAATCTTTTAAAAACAGGAGAAAGTTATGGGCTTCGAAGCAGGCACTACTAACTATAATCCGGCAACATCGGGGCAAACAAACTCGTTCTGGTTACCGGAAGTTTTTTCAAAGAAGGTACAAGTTGCCTTCCGTAAATCGGCAGTAGCTGAAGCTATCTGTAACACAGACTACATGGGCGAGATTGCACAGTTTGGTGATACAGTGAACATCATCAAAGAGCCGACCATCACAGTAACTGACTATACTCGTGCGACAACTTCACTATCGTCTACGGTTCTAACAGACCAAGAACTAGTGCTACAAGTTGACCAAGCGAAATATTTCCAGTTCAAGGTGGATGATTTAGAGAAGCGTTTCTCACATGTAAACTGGCAACAGGTTGCATCTGATAACGCTGCATATCAATTGAAAGACGCATTTGACGTAAATGTTATTACTGCTGCTGTTGCAGGCATTGGTTCTAACACATACGGAACAGTTGCTGCTCCAATTGATACTGGTCACGCAACAGGCGAAGTAGACCCACTAGACGTGTTAGCACGTTTGGCTCGTTTACTTGATGACGCAAATGTTCCAGAAGAGAACAGATGGGTTGTTGCAAAGCCAGAGTTTTACGAAGAACTAGCAAAGACAAGTTCTAAGCTATTATCAGTTGACTACAACCAAGGAAATGGTGGTCTACGCAACGGACTCGTTGCATCAGGTGAGCTTCGCGGCTTTAAGATGTACAAGTCTAGCAACGTACCAACACCTTCTGGTTCAGGTAGCCCTACTCACCAGATTCTAGCTGGACATATGTCAGCTGTATCTTGTGCGCAGTCGCTATCTACAGTTGAGTCAATTCGTGATAACGATTCTTTCAAAGATATTGTTCGTGGGTTATTGGTTTGGGGTCGTAAAGTATTACGTCCTGAAGCACTAGCTTTAGCAATTATCAAGATTGACTAAGTAGTAAAACTTAAGGGGTCTCTTCGGAGACTCCTTATCCTAATTATAGAAGAGGAAAGATGTCACATAAAACATATTTAGCTTTAACAAATGATATTTTAGGAGAACTAAATGAGGTTCAACTTACTTCTTCAAATTTTGCCAGCGCTACTGGTATACAAAAGTTTGTAAAAGATTCCATTAATAGAGCATACTTTGATATAGCTAATGAGAATCCAGAGTTTCCTTGGTTAGCAACAACACCGTCAGGTGATAATAACCAAGATTATGGAAACGCTTTTGTAGATACTGTAGTAGGACAACGCTGGTATTTTTTAAAAAAACATTCGAGTGGTTCTCATGGAACTGCAAAAGACTTTGGTCGAGTAGACTGGGATAATTTTTATATGACGACTGAAGACGTGGGAACATGTTCTACAGCTGGAGTATGTTCTAACGCTTCTTATAACACAGCCGCTACTTGTATTGCAGCTGGAGCTACATGGACAGATTATGATACGCAGTCTGTATGTACAGGAGCTGGAGCTACTTGGACAACAACTCATACTTCTCCACACGATAGACACAATCTTAAATTTTTAGCTATTGATGATTGGAGAAAACATCATAGAGAATCTGATGATGATGAAAAAGACACTGGTAAGTATTCTACACCATTAAGAGTTATTATGTCACCGGATGGTAGAAAGTTTGGATTGTCTCCTTTGCCTGATAAAGTATACAGAATTTACTTCTTTGCTTGGGAACAAATAGATGAACTAACTGCTTCAACAGACCAAGTATTATATCCGGAACAGTGGGTGTCTGTATTATTAGCAAGAGCTAGATACTATGTTTGGCAGTTTAAAGAAAACGCACAACTATCTACAATGGCTCTACAAGAATATAACAAAGGAATTAGATTAATGAGGGCTTATACAGGTAATCCACAGCCTTCTAGAATGATAGATGACAGAGTAAGATTCGTATAAACTATGGCAACAGAACAAGGAATAGCAATTTCATTAGGTGGTGGTTTAGATAAAACCTCATCATCTTATGAATTATTTAAAACTCCGGGAGTTGCTACAAGATTAAAGAATTTTGAAGCTTCTATGTCTGGCGGGTATAGAAGAATAAATGGATACAGAAAATTTTTAATAAGTCCTGTTACTGGATTTAATATTATTAATGGTGGAGCTGGATATTCTAACGGTACTACAGTTAACATAACAGATTCCGAAGGGTTTGGCACAGGGGCAACTGCTTCGGTAACAGTAACCAATGGAGTAATAACATCGTTAACTCTAACAAATGCTGGTTCTGGATATCAAATACCTCCTAATATTACGTTTTCTAATGTTGGAAGTTCTGTAACAACTACAGCAGTAGCCACAACTACTTTAAATACTCCCACAACTCCTAATGGAGGAACAAGCCCTATTAGAGGTTTGTATTCACATAACGAAGGATTCTGGGCTTTTCAAAACGGTAATATATACTGGACTGAAAATGGATATCAATGGACTCAAGTTAATAAAGATTATGGTACTCCATCTGGAGGAGCAACTACAACGCAACAAACAACTGAAGAAGCAAACCATACATGGACACCAGATTGGGCAACCGCAGCACAGCTATCTTCTAAGCCGGCAGTAACTTTAAACACAACAGCTAGATATCAATTTTCAGAATATATAGCTACAGGTGTTCCTCAAGCTAGAATAACATGTACAAACGGAGTAGACCCTGTAGTTTATTTACAAACTAAGGTAGTTAGCGGAACACGATATTTTAAATTTCAAAGAGGTTTATACAAAGCTTATGGTTTGTCAACATCAACTCCAGTATATGCAGACATACCTAAACCACAATATACAACAGTACACGAAGACCATGTTCTTGTAGGCGGATGGACAACTAAACCAGAAACTTTATATTATAGTACAAGGTATAACGATGTTGATTTTACCGGAGCTTCTGCTGGTTCAATAAACATAGGCGATAAGATAACAGGAATGAAAACTTTCCGTAATCAACTTATTATATTTGGTGTTAGTAGTTTAAGTAGATTAGTAAATATTAACTCTTCTTCTACTATTGCAATGCAAGACATAACAAGAAACATTGGTTGCTTAGATGGTTTCTCTATTGCTGAGATTGGTGGTGACCTAGTGTTCTTAGCACCAGACGGTATTAGAACAGTTGCTGCAACAGCTCGTATTGACGATATTGAATTATCGTCTATATCACATAAAATACTACCGTTGATTAGTGATATTGTTTCGGATGGCGCTTTTGATTTGTCTACAACTGTTATTAGAACTCAGAACCAATACAGATTATTTTATTGTAAGTCTACAACAGGAACAGTATCTCAAAAAGGAATTATAGGAACATTTAAAATAAGTCCTCAAGGCGTTCCAGTTTGGGAGTGGTCAGAAACACAAGGCATTGAAGTATCAGCAATGGCTTCTGGATTTGACACAAGCGATACAGAAATAACACATCACGGAGATTATAGCGGGTTTGTTCATTTTCATAATAAAGGGTATCATTTTAATGGCGCTAAAATAAATGCAGAGTTTAAGACTCCTGATATAGATTATGGAGATATTGGTATTAGAAAAACATTACATTTTACTAAGCTATCTATAAAACCAGAAGGCACAACAGATATAAACTTAGATGTAAGATATGATTTTGAAGATTCTGGAGTTTCTCAGCCAACACAATTTCCTGTTGGCTCTATACTAGAACCTTCTCTTTTTGGCGGAGCTGTTTTTGCTTTGTCAAAATTTGGAACTCCTGAAGTTCCGATGAAACGGATTAACTTATTGGGCAGTGGATTTTCCAATAGTTTTAAATTTACAAGTAACGACACACACCCACCGTATTCTATACAAGGTATGTACGTTGACTTAATACCTTCAAGCAGGAGATAAAGAATGGCAAATCCTTACATTAGACAGTCCTCGTTTTCAGACGGAGATACAATTAATGCAGCATTATTCAATGATGAATATGACCAGTTAGTTGCTGCCTTTAGTACTTCTGGACACACACACGATGGCTCTGCTGGTGAAGGCGCACCTATTACTAAACTAGGACCTACTCAAGATGTTGTTATAGGAAGCTCGTCAATAACACCAAAAACAAACAACACAGTAGACTTAGGTTCTTCTTCTTTAAAATTTAAAGATGCGTATTTTTCTGGTAATGTAAATGTAGATGGTGTAGTTACTCATAGTGGTAACATGGTAATTGGTGATGCTGCTACAGACACATTAACAATTAATGCTACTATACAAGGAAGTTCATTAGTATTTGAAGGTGCTACAGCAAATGCTCATGAGCTAACATTAGCAATTCCAGATGCAACTTCTGATGTAACTGTTACTTTACCTAATGCTACAGATACTTTAGTAGGTAAAGCAACTACAGACGTACTAACAAATAAAACTTTAACTTCTCCTGTTATTAATACAGGAGTTAGTGGTTCAGCTATACTAGATAGTGACACAATGTCAGGAGCTAGTGCTACAACATTATCTTCATCAGAGTCTATCAAAGCTTACGTTGATACTCAAGTAGCTACAGTTCCAGTTGGTGATGTAACTTCAGTAGTTGCAGGTACAGGTTTAACTGGCGGAGGAACTACTGGTGATGTGACAGTTAATGTAATAGGCGGTACAGGTATTACAGCAAATGCAAATGATATTGCAATCGATTCAAGTGTAGTTACTTTAACAGGTACTCAAGCACTTAGTTCCAAAACACTAACAAGTCCTGTTATTAATACAGGAGTTTCAGGAACAGCAATATTAGACGAAGATAATATGTCTTCTAATTCTGCTACACAATTAGCAACTCAACAATCTATTAAAGCATATGTAGACGGACAAATAAGTTCTAACGCTACAACAGTAGAAACAATTCAAGATGTTGCCGGTGGAATGGTTACAGGAAATACTGAAACAGGTATTACAGTAACTTATCAAGATGCAGACGGAACACTTGATTTTGTTGTTGCTTCGCAAACAGATGAAAACTTTACAACAGCAGACCACAGCAAACTAGATGGTATAGAAGCTAATGCTACAGCTGACCAAACAAATGCAGAAATAAGAGCAGCAGTAGAAGCCGCGACAGACTCTAATGTATTTACAGATGCTGACCATACTAAACTTAATGCTATAGAAGCAAGCGCAGATGTGACTGATACAACAAATGTTGTTGCTGCTCTGACAGCCGGTAATGGAATTACAATTGCATCTGATGGTACAATTGCTGCGGGTGCTTTAGCGTTAACGTCAGTTAACACAGCGGCTAATCAAACTGCACAATTAGCATTAACTACTGAAGAAGGTGACGTAGTTATTCGTTCTGATGAAAATAAAACATATATTCATAATGGTGGTACTGCTGGAACTATGGCAGACTTTACACTTATGGCAACGCCTAGTGATGCAGTAACTAGCGTAGCGGGTAACACAGGTGTAGTTACTAATGCTCACATAGCTGCTGCTGTTGAAGCTGCTAGTGACTCAAATACATTTACAGATGCAGACCATAGCAAACTTAATGCTATAGCTGCTAGTGCTAATAACTATGTACATCCTAACCATACTGGTGAGGTTACATCTACAGCAGATGGAGCAACAGTTATTGCAGACAACGTAGTAGATGAGGCTAATCTTAAAGTAAGTAATACACCTACTAATGGTTACTTTTTATCAGCACAGTCTAGTAATACAGGTGGACTTACTTGGGCAGAAGTGGATGCTTTACCTACACAAAGCTCTAACAGTGGTAAGTTCTTAACAACAAATGGTTCAGCTGCAAGTTGGGCAACAATTGCTACAGGTAACACCACAGCAAATGGAATGTGGGAACACGCACACACAATTAGTAGTAACTATAGTATCACAAGTGGCAACAATGCTATGGCTGCTGGTCCGATTACAATTAATTCAGGGGTATCAGTCACAATACCTACTGGTTCAACTTGGGTGATAGCATAATGGCAAAAGTAAAAATACAAGGACACGCATCAGGAACAGGGGTACTAACTGTAACCGCTCCTAACACCAGTACAGACAGAACGATAACACTACCTGATGCTACAGGCACATTGCTGACAAGTTCTGATGTACCAATAACAACTACAGATACTAATAACATTGGTGTTGGAAGTGGTGCAGTAGATAGTATTACAACAGGTGATGACAATGTAGGTGTAGGAACTAGCTCTTTAGGTAGCGTAACTACTGGCTTAAACAATACTGCAATAGGTGTTAACTCTTTATACACTAATTCAACTGGTGGAAACAATGTAGGATTAGGTAGGCAAGCATTGTATTCAAATACGACAGCTTCTAACAATACAGCAGTTGGTTATAACTCTTTACTATCTAATAGTACAGGTGCTAATAATGTTGCTGTCGGTTATTTATCTTTAGATGCAAATACAACAGGCGCACAAAATATTGCAGTAGGAGCTGGTGGTGCTTTAGGTTCTTGTACTACAGGCACATACAATGTTGCTATGGGTTATTCTGCCTTATCTTCTAGTACAACTGCACAAAAAAATGTGGCAATAGGTGCTGATGCTTTAGCATTAACTACTACTGCTGGGTTAAATGTTGCAGTAGGTCACGCTGCTTTATATGCTAATACTACAGGAGAAAACAATGTTGCTGTTGGTTACTATACTTTAGCTTCTAATACCACAGCAAATAATAATGTGGCAATGGGATATGGTGCATTAGACACTAATACTACAGGTTCAAATAACACAGCACTTGGCACGCTTGCTTTAACAAGTAGCACAACAGGATTTAGCAATACAGCAGTTGGAAAAAATGCTTTATATTCTATTACTACAGGAAGAGATAGTGTAGCTGTTGGCGACCACGCTTTATCAGCTGTAACAACTGAAGGTTATAACACAGCTGTTGGTAAAGGCTCTTTAGGTAGTTGTACTGGGTACACAAATACTGCTATTGGTAATAACGCTGGGTCAAGTATTACTACTGGCGATTTGAATATTTGTATTGGGTATAACGCACAACCAACTTCAGCTACAGCTAATACACAAGCTACTATAGGAGATAGTCAAATCGGTGTTTTAAGATGTAATACTACATCCATAACTGGTTTGTCAGATGAAAGAGATAAAACAGAAATTGTTAATTCACCTTATGGTTTAAGTTTTGTTAACACTTTAAAAGCAAGACAATTTAAGTGGGCAACTAGGGATGGCAATACAAAAGATGGTAAGACTCGTCTAGGATTTACAGCACAAGAATTATTAACAGCTTGCAACGGTAACAACGATGTATTAGATTTAGTATTAGATGACAATCCTAATAAACTAGAAGCTAATTATGGGAATTTAATACCAATCTTAGTAAAAGCAATACAAGAACTTTCAGCAAAAGTTAAAGCACTAGAGGAGGCATAATGGCATTAACAATACACGGAACAACTTCAGCAGTAGCTTTAATATCTGATACTAACAATGTTGGATTGGGTACTAATGCAGTTGATAGTATAACAACAGGCGACCATAATACAGGTATAGGCGTTAATTCTTTGACTGCAAATACTGAGGGAAGTAGCAATGTTGCTATGGGTAGAGAGTCATTGGATGCAAATACGACTGGAAGTGAAAACACGGGCATTGGCTACCAAGCATTAACAAGCAATACTACAGCAAGTAATAATGTAGCTATAGGTAACAAAGCACTACAACAAAATACGACTGCTACTAACAATACATCAGTTGGTAATGAGGCTTTAAAAGCTAACACTACTGGAGGTAACAACACAGCAGTTGGTAGAATTGCATTATTATCTAACACTACAGGCGCAACTAATACTGCTGTTGGAAGCCAAGCATTACAAAACAATACTACAGCAAGTAACAACGTAGCAGTAGGTGTAGAAGCAATGGTAACTAATACTACAGGTGGTAATAATACATCAGTTGGTAGTGAGGCTTTATCTGCTAATACTACAGGTTCTGGAAATTGTTCTTTAGGTCGACAAGCGTTAAATAATAACACTACTGCTGCTGAAAATTCTGCGTTAGGACTTTATGCACTATATGCTAACAGCACAGGTAGCTACAACTGTGCGATTGGTAGTGGAGCTTTATTATCAAACACTACAGCAGACTACAATACTGCTGTTGGTTATAAGGCTTTAAATGTTAACACTACAGGAAATAGTAACACAGCTCAAGGTGCTGAGGCTTTAAAGTCTAACACTACAGGTCTTGAAAATGTTGCAATTGGTAGAATCGCTTTAAAAAATAATACAACTGCTTCTTACAACACAGCAGTTGGTAGAGCAGCAATGGAATTTAATACAACAGGTTCTTATAATACAGCAGTTGGAAAAAGTTCTTTAGTAACGAACACTACAGGTTCTGAAAATACTGCTGTGGGTGAATCAGCATTAAATAATTGTACTACAGGAAATTACAATACTGCTTTAGGTTTACACGCTGGTCGAGATATTACAACTGGTAGTGATAATGTATGTCTTGGATATAAAGCTGGTAGAGGTCAAATAACAACTGGTAATTACGAATTATATATAGCTAGAGATGCTACTGGCAATAACAATGCAGCAACTTGGATTTATGGTAATAGTTTTGGTGCTTGTTATCAGGGTAACAATTCTTCTAGTTGGTCTACAGCTTCAGACGAGCGTATTAAAAAAGATATTGTAGACAGTCCTGATGGGTTAGCTAAGATTGATGCTGTAAAAGTAAGAAACTTTAATTACAGAACACCTGAAGAAATTACTGTAGATGGACTTACAGGATGTGATGCAGAAGGATTACAAACTGGAGTAATAGCACAAGAGTTACAAAGTATTCTTCCAAAAGCAGTAATAGAAGATGCAAAAGGCTGTAAGCAAGTAAACATAGACCCAATCTTTTGGGCAATGGTAAAAGCAATACAGGAGCTTTCAGCACAGAATACTGCGTTGGCAGCAAGAATAACAACACTAGAAGGATAGGAGTAAATGATGGATGTAGATATGACAGCAGACGAAGTAGCAGCAGTTTATGTAGCTATGGGTCACTCAGTAGATGAAGTCAACAGCAGTAAAGGTGCTGATGAAACTGATGAAGAGTTTGCAGCAAGAAAAGCTAGGAATAAAGAACACCTAGTATTAATGAAAGCAAAGAAAAAGATAGATGGCACAACATCTATTTGGACTGACGAAAGTTTTACAGCAATTGATGCAGCTATAGCATCTTAACTTAGGAGTAGACGATGGCTAAAAAACAAAAAGAAAAGCCTGTAATCACAATAGACGACAAAGAATTTAATATTGAAGATATGACAGGTGAGCAACAAGCAATGATTAATCACATTAATGATTTAGATAGGAAGATTGCACAGAGTCAATTTAACCTAGAACAATTAACTTTTGGTAAGAATGCTTTTGTAAATTCTCTAAGTCAATCTTTGGAAACTTAGGAGTAACAAATGTCAACGATTAAATCATCTAACGAACACCTTACGCTGAACGCTGATGGTTCTTCTAAGGATATAAAGTTCCAAGCTAACGGAGTAGAGAAAGCAAGTATCAGTTCTGCTGGTGCGTTTACTTCTACTACGATTGATGCGACCAAACTGACAGGAGCGTTACCAGCCATATCGGGTGCTAGTCTTACTGGTGTATTGCCTTTAGCAGGCGGTACTTTAACAGGCTCAGTTAAAGGCTCTACTGATACTGACACAACAAACACAGGCTCAGTTACTCTCAACT